AAAGTTGCAGTGTTTGAATTATATCTACCAGTTCTCAATGCAGTAAAAACATCCATATCAGTAGAAAACACAGATTTTAGAATATTATTTCTAGAATCAACATCTCCTGTTTGATTACCAAGTCTTTCAATGTATGGTCCAAATGCTTCAGTATTTAAATTTTCTGATCTAAACTCACTTTCTTTAGTTGCACACAAACTATCAGCAGCAAAGAAATTATAACCTCTTCTAGTCTCCCAAAAGAAAAATCCAGCAGATTTTTTAGTTTTTAAAGATACAGATCCAGTAGCAATAGTAGAACAAAGACTAAAAGGTCTTCTTCTATTAGGACTTATATTGATATCAAATTTACTTTTCTCAGAGTAAAATGTTTTATCTGTCTTAATATCATTGAGTAATAATTCACCAATAATTTTCTCTGGATTACCTCGTAAATTTCTAACTAGTCTAATATCAGAATCAACTAATGCCTCTGGAGATACACATGTGAGAGTATATGTTTGTTTCTTTTGCTCAGCATATCTACCACCAACAGAGGATATTGCAAGTAAATAATCTGTTGGTTCCTCACTAAAAGATGTGATAACAGATATTTGAATTTTGTCTCCTGTTTGAATAGGTAAACTTTGTAAAAGTCCAGCAGAATCAACAACCTGTATTTTTGCAGTTACAAATGGAGATGTAATATCTTCAATATATGCAAAAAGAGATACCAATTGCTTGATCTCATATGTATTACCACCTTTTTCGATTATTACTGACTTAAGTGTAAAATCAGTAGGAGCTTGAAAATTTGCCATTTTATTACTCGTTTAGCAGTTTCAAATCAGAGAATGTTATTCCTGAATTCATAGCTTCACTAAAACTAATGCCAATATCAATGTTAGCTTCACCATTTTGACCACTACCACTGCTGTAGTAATTATTGTTAATAATATTTGGCATTTGATCAGATTTAATAAAACTAGGCATTTCAGTTTTAAATGACATTTCCATCAATTTTTTAAACTCATCATCCATTGGCATGTTAAACAATCTACGAGCTCTATTTTCTACAACTGGTTCTAGTTGACCTTTATTGTTTTGAAGGAAGTTTCTAAATGCTTGAAGAACTTCTTGATTTTGACCATCTTTAAATGATAATTGAGTTCCAAACATACCAGATCCAGTATATACATCCCAACTTTGATGATTTCTAAATCCATGGTATTTCTTACCATTATGTTCAAATACTGGTTTAGATCCAAATGTATAATAGTTTTTACCTAAAGAGTTCTCATCTTTATCTCTAGTACTTATCAATGCTTTACTAGTGTCAGCATCTACTTCTGCCTGGTGTTCTGCTTCTAAAGTAGTTAAGTAATTACCAGGATCAATTTGACCACCATCTAAAGAACCACCTGCAGGAATTCTCTCAAAATGAAGATGTTGTCTTCCTGCTGGATAACGATCACTTGGCCAATATCTGATTTCTCCTAGCAAATCTCCTTTTTCAACTTTAGATCCGATTTCTAAGTTTTTATCTGTCTGGACGTGTCCATAGATGTTGTGACTGCCATCAGCATGTTTTACTACGATACCATCATCCCAACCACCATAATCTTTGTAGATATTTGTAATTACACCACCTTCAAATGCCTTGACTTTTGCTCCAGGATCTACTCCGAAGTCATATCCTCTGTGGAATTTAGAAGCACCAGGAATTCCAGTATCTCTTTCTCCATATCCACTAGTAAATGCTGGGTTACCACTCAAGAAATCTGATAATCCCTTTGCATTACCATTATCATTACCATTACCAGTATTACCTGTAAAACCAAGCGGAGTACTTGAACTAGGACCAGGACTAACAGGTCTTCTGCCTGAAGGTTTTTTATCATCTTTTTTGTCATCACCACCCAGACCAAGTAGTTTAGTCAACCAATTGTCTTTGTCTTGTGCATCAGCGATAGCTCGTGCTAATGACTCATTTCCACCTTCTGTTTCAAAATATCTTGACATACCTTTAGATTGGATCTTGGTATATTCTCTCTCGTTTTTCTCTTGTGCTTTTAAAAGTCCTTCTCCAAATTTTACAAACGCATCTCTGCCTCGTTTTCCTTCCAATGGGAAAACGCCTTCTGTACCATCTTCGCCCATCAAAGATGCTGTAGGTCTTGTAATAATACCACCATTGGCAAATGGGGTCAGTCCCATATCACGACCAGCTAAAGCAGCATCAAGACCAATAGAGGCAGCAGTTCCAAATCCAGGAATAGTTCCTGCTGCACCAGAAGCAAGTTCTAGAGCAGCACCTGTAAAGTCTCCTGCCATTGCTCTTTGACCAGCAAATAGCAATCCTGCACCCAAACCAATCAAAGGTATTTTCTTCAAAAATGCCTTTCCAAGTCCTTTGGCACCTGCCTTTAATCCCGCTTTAGCACCTACTTTGGCACCTGTCTTTGCAAGACCTCTTCTGCCAAGCATTCCAGCACCCTTAACTAGAGCACCCAGTCCTGGCATTCCTACAATAGACCCTCCTTTTTTGCCAGGTCCAAGTAATTTTTGAACCTTACTAAAATCAGAACCATCTTTACCAGAACCAAGGAGTCTACGTTCTGCATCTCCCTGAGCTCTTGCCGCTAAAATTTCTCTCTGTTGTTCTTCTCTACTAGCAATTGCTAGTTGTAGTTTACCTAAATTCTCTACACTGTCAACAACACGAACATTAACTCGCTGCACTCCCATTACAGCTTCAACTACGTTGTTATTGGACTGAACAATTAGTTCTCCAATACCCTGTAATGCCTCAGTGTCAGCTACTCTAGTTGCTGTTGTGTCATATACGTTATCACCTGCTCCAATTCCTGGTTTTCTAGAAATTCTAGTTAAAGCACCACCTAACACCTCTGGTGTTACAGCTTTTGCTCCAGGAAGACCTTTTTGAACTCCACCAGTTACTTTAGATAGAGCAGATCCCTTAAAAGGGACAATAGAACCACCAGCAAACGCTGTAGAAAGACCTCCTGGTTTTTCTTGAGGATCCTCGGTTAATACTGGTTTTACTTCCTGACCATCTTTCTCTAACTCAACATTGCCAGATCCCTTCTGCTTTTTACGGCGATTTTTCGCCATACTGTACAATTTTCTACCAAGCATTCCAAGGTAATCCTTTTCACCTCTAGAATCTTCGTATGCTAGGAACCCATGTGCCATTACTTCTGTTTAGCTGCTTGTGCTTGTGCTTGCTTTACATTATCTAAGTGTTGGAGTAATAACGTAGTATATACTTGCCTTTCCCAAGGCATCATATTTTCAATCTCCGTCAAGCTATATTTATGGTGTTGCATCAAAGCAAAATTTGTTTTGAAATACCCTTCCAAATTATTATGGAAGAGTGCTATGCGAAAAAAGACGCTAACCCCGCAATAGTGAAGGTATTTTCAACACCAGTTTTGGGATTGGTCAATTTAAAGGTATGCTGTAGTCTTGGAGAGGACTCAAAGAACTTCTGTAGTTTCTCAAACTGAGTATTAGTAAGATTTTCTACAAATTGAATAAATTCTTTTTTACTGGTAGTTGATTTATCATAAACTTCTTCTCCATCGAAGATTTGATCAATACAACCAGCAACAATTTCAATTACAGACTCTGCACTAGGTTCTCTGCCCATAATAGACCCTGTAATGAAATCATCATATCCAGGATATTTCATAATAATACCCATAGTATCAGAAAGCATGATTTTGTTATCATACCCCTCAGGCATCTCTACCTGAATTTCAGCGAGATTAATGCTATGGTTTACTACGGTTTCTTCGTCATCTTTGCAAGTAACACGCATTTCTACAATTTCACCAACTGATACAGCGCGAATTTGTAAGAAAATGTACTCTAAGTCAAAAATTGCTAGATCATCAAGTTTTACGCGAGATTGAATGCAATTCTTTAAAAGAGACCTCACTGCCTCTTCAATCTGTTTTTCGTCGTTAGATTCTAATGCAATTAGAAGTAACTTTTCTTCTTTAACAACAAATGGACGAAATTTAATTTTTTTCTTGGTAGAAGGAACTACCAACTCATGCGTTGGTAGAGCGACTTGTGGTAATGCCATTATGATTAGACCAGTTCATATGTATATTTAGCGCGACTTTTAGAACCAAAAA